TTATTTACTTCCGTGGTCGTATATGTCTCCGAATTTTGCTTCTATGAATATAGGATATATCACACAGTCCATTATCAGACAAACAAATGGCCTGTTATCTCCGCCATATCTGAATACGGCAAGCTCCTTAATATCCTCTGTTATTACCGAAGGGAGTGATGTTGGCTTCAACTGTTTAATCGGTATCATTTCAAAACCGTACTGATGTCTGCCGGACACGTTAATGTCTTTCCAAGTAAGACTACACAACTTTTGTATTCTCGTCACAAAATCCTTAAATACGCTATTATCGCATCCCTTTAAAGAGGTTTTCATATCCAAGTACTTAAAGCAGAAAAGAGGTTCTTTGCTTCTCGCATCAACCTCTTTATCTTTTAAACTGGGCTTTACATCTTTGCGCTTTAACTTAAACTTACCACCCATTTATTACGCTTCAATTTGTGTTTTGAAAAATGCCGCCATCTTATCCCTACTTATGACAGAATTTATTTCTGTAGTTTTCCAGGGGGATTCTTCATGTGTCATTTTCATCAAAGCAACAGCTGAAAACTGGTTATATTCCTCATAAACATTGTTGAAAAGCTCTTCTTCATCATCTGATAAAGATATACCCTCTTTGGATGTTGATATAGAGTTGGATTCAAATGATTTGTACTCCTGATATACAGAAGGAACAACCGGGCCATATTGCCAAGCAACAATATCTTCATCAAACAATGGCGTTCCAAAATATGCCAGATGAAAACCTTGTTGGTAATACATCATCTTCTGCAATTTCAGATTTGATATAGTATCACCGTGTTCCAAATCTGTTTTGGATATAATTTTATTTGCGATGTCTAATGCCTTATATGCCATAATATAATGTTTTAATTTGATGCAAAGATAGTGCGTTTCTATCGTTTTCTTTATCTCATTTTATCTTATTTCGCTTTTTTATAGTCGTTTTTTACTCGAAATATGCCGTAAAACATAAAAGTAATAGTACTATAATGTGGGATTTTCTCACGTTGTCCTATGTCGTTTTACTTGAATAACGCTTGTTTAACGCTCGTTTTCGTGTTTTGTTTGTGTCTAAGCGGTTTTCTTTTGCCGGGCGAACAATAAAAAGTCCTAAAATCGCAAACCTTGAAAGCGAAAACGGGTGTAAATAAATGATGCTGCCTCATCTCACGACGAAACAGCATAAGCGCACAAACACAAAACAAAAATATTAATGAATGAATCAAAAATAGCTTGCAACCAACTTAAAAGGATAGTCCATGATTCCAACTACAAAGATATAAATTTCTATCAAAACGGATCCGGCTCTTCTATCAATTCCACAAGCCTTGGGAAAGTATCGCTATACCAAACAGGTAGTAACGTGTCCGGATAATCAATGCGTGTACTATTCACTCCGTACTTTAATCCTTTTAAGGATATTGCTTTATATGGTTCCCCGTTTTTGTAGCGAATCTCCATGAAGCCTTTTTCTATCAACAACTGGTTGAATTGTGCTGCCGTGTACTTTTTCCCGTGTATCTTTAACAGACCCGTCAAAGTATATGCTTTGCGTACTATCTTACATTTATCTTTCTCTTTTGCAGGGGATGGGGTAAGCTTCTCAATACATGGGCGTTTTTCTGCCGGTGTGTTCTCTGTAGAAACGGGTATATCAACCATTGGCAAACCTTTTTCTTCCGCTATCTTCTTCATTAGTTCCAGTGTTAAGGCTTTATCCGCTCCGCCTAACCTTTGCAAAGCGCCTACCCATTCGATAAGTTCATGTACCGTATGACCTGCTCCGGAATCTGTCGGATCAGGTAGGGCATTACATTCCTTTGCCCTATCTTCTCTTTCCAGTTCATCCCAACGGAGAATTAACTTTGCACGGGCTTCGTCGTTGAACTTGGTAGCGATGTACATACATTCCCGGTAGTCTAGTAGATACATAGGGCGTTCTTGGTTGTTAGCGTCTAGGTAGGAGCCGCAACCAAATCTGGTTTGGGCTACTTTCACCCATGCCGGTTCCATTGCTCGGATAGACCGCAATACATGATGGTGTAGTTTTCCGGTCATTTCCGCAATCTCCACGGATGACATAGTCCTTTTGTGCGCACTCGGCTCATTTTTGAGTTCAGTGCTTGCATTAATGATTCTTGTTTTCATAATCGATTATAATTAAGAAGTTATTGCTTTATATTCAGCCGAGACCAAAATTGGACCCGGCTAATTTTCTTTTGTTCCTTTCGCATTGAGCACCGGACATACATAGCCGACACCATGACGTTTTTAAATGATAGCTTTTGCCGTTCCGGAACACCGTGCGATCATAGAAGCGGTGAAGGGGAAGAACCTTGCCGCAATGTGTGCATCTCTTCCGTTCTACTCCGTCCACTATAACCCGGTTTTTGGGCTTCCGTTTAACCAGCCGACACGAAAGGCACTCATGTGCGCCATATCTTCGGCAATAAGCTATAGACCGTTCACCGCATTTGGCGAAGTGGATGCAATCGGGCCGTGGTGATGTTTGATGTATATTCATAATCGGATTCTTTTAAATGTAAACCCGGCAACCGTATTGTTACCGGGGTGGCTTTGTTGATTGGCGTCAACTAATGTGTCGGACCGAAGCCCCCTGACAAAATCTATTATAGTGCTTTGATTTCGGTTTCGTCTCTTAATCCTAAGTATTCATTATCATCTTTTAGGCCTGTAAGCCCAAGCGGGGTTTTGCGTTCATGCCAACATTTTTCAGTCAAATCATTAACTAGGCTGATAATATGTATAAGTGTCTCGATTGTACACTTATTGTCATCAAACACATAATTATCTGCGTTGAGAATATCCTTAATCAAGTTCAGCAACCCAGATGATAAGCCGAACATACCGGCATGGTCTAAAATCTCTTTACCGAACTTTGCAAGTTCGCAAACTTGGTCTGCATTCAGACCTTCAAACTTTTCTCTAATTTCTGAAAATTCCATAATGTTTTTATTTATTGATGTGAGTTGTAAACCATTTCATTTAGTACGGTGTAACCGTCTTTGCCTAGATTAACATTATAACTAGTGCCAGAGTCTATACTAGCTAAGCTATCAATAACGCAAGTTTGGCAGTACATAATGTTAACCGTTACTTTATCGTTGTTCTGTAGAAGCTTCAGCAGCCTTTCGATAAACTGCTCTCCTTGCTCTGTCCGCTCTTTGCTGGCGGGTTCTATTATCATTCCCATAGTTGTATTTTATATTGATGGTTTCCCATTGTTATCGTTAAACATTTCATCCCATACGCAGAAAGCAAGAAGGATGATACAGACAATTAGTGTTACGTTCATAATTGATTAAATATCAAAGAAGTGCTCTCCGGGCTTCTTGAAAAAACGATATCCGGTATACAAGCAACCTAATACTATCAATATTTCCATCTCGTTATAGTTTAAGAGTTGTAACCTGTTGGTATATCGTGGAGGCTCTTATTATTTCTAATGGTGTGCCGGTCACTTCTATTGCTGTGTACTCTTCGTATTCGAATACATTATGCTTTATTCCTTCTATCTTTAGCATGGTAGTAATATCCTCTACTTGCTTGCTCTCGTGGAGCTTGTAGACCTTTGTTTCTGTCATAGTGTATATTTTATTGGGATGTAACTTTGAGTTACCCCCATCCGGTTTATATTATTATTTGATTCCGCAAAGTTTTGCAACCCTCAATAACTCTTTATCACTCATAAATATAAGGTCGAAGAAAACTCCTTCATCAAAAGGTTTGTTTTGCAATAAAGCGGCTGATTTCATTTCACCCATAATCTTAGCTATCATTTCACCCTTTACTTTATCATTCATTTTTGTTGCCATAATCTTTATGTTTACGTTTACTTCAATTTTTATGATGTAAATTTACGTATAGTTAAATTAATACGCAAGGTTTTTATGTGAAATATTTTACTTTAGTGCAATTTTTCTATTATTTATTGTTGTATATTGAAATTTTACGCTATTTTTGTACCTACAAGAACTTTTAATATAGGTAAATATGATACAGATTAAAGAACTGCTAAGGCAGAAAGGGATGACCGCAAAAGATTTGGCGGCAAAAATGAATATCAGTGAGGGAGCTTTATCTAAATCGCTTTCGGGTAATCCAACGCTTGAAAGGCTCTCACAGATAGCCACCGCTTTAAACGTTCCTATATCGTCTCTATTTGAAGCGGAACGGGATTTTATAGCTTTTGTACGGCGTAACGGTGAAACATTCACTTTTGAGACAGAAGATGCATTAAAGGCATACGCTGAAACGCTACCGGTGTCTGATCGCACAAATAAAAAAGAAGATTAATAAAATGAAGAACGCCCGGCTACTTCTCACAAGCAACCGGGCTCAATTATTTGACTATACAAAGATATGGATAATTTTGAATACATCCTATTTCCGTTGCCACTAATCCAAGAAATATTCAAGAAACCCAAAACAGGGTTTAGTGATATTTTCGATGTAGGAATATACCGTGTATCTCAAACATTGCAGATAGACGAATACAACGCCTTAAAACAGCTTATTTACTGTTACTACCGTGGCGGGCTTACCAAGAGTCTTCAAAGTGAACTTTATAGACTTGAAGAAGGTGAGATATTTTATAGCGATGAAGATTACAACGGGTTTAGTAGCTATGAGTTTGTTCCCGATGAAGAAATAGAAAGCATTTACGAATATTGCAAGGAACATGAAGAACTGAAGAATGATATAGAGGAGTTTCATCGTCTAAGGCAGGTAAAGACCGTACTTAATATCACATTTGACATCTCTTGTGTTATTCGGACCTACCAAAAGTATTATACCGCTTATAACGGGTTTCACAACCAGCCGTTAGTATCAATCAGTCAAAGGATGATGTTTGATTTCTACCTGAACCCAAAGAGCGACTACGAAAAAGCATTGTTTGCCATGTATGCCGGAATCCGCTCAATTATTGGGAATAAAGACTTTGCAGAAACGACTCGAATGTTCGGTGCAAAGAATCAAGCCGAATTAGAGCTTATATTGAATGATAAGAAAGTAAAATCTGTGTATAAGCAATATACGACTGATTATCATTATAAGAAAATGTTGAAGGAGCTTGTAGTACGTGGATTTTTGATGTCTGAAATAGGTTATAATAAGCGCACGTATGTATCTTGTAAAATGGATATGAAAGGCTTAGAGGATGCTATTGTAGAGCACATCAAACAGAAAAGTTTAAATTTAAAGATTAAACAACTAGAAAACAGAAGGTTGCAATCGATAAATTCAATAAAACACCGTCTTAATAAGTCACCCTCTTAATTAATATCACCCTTATGCCCGCCCTTATGTTCACCCTTATATCCGCCCGCATTAATAATATAATTAAATAATATAGTTAAATAATAGTCTTTTATAGTTTACATTCCTAAACGTCATGCGCTCTCTCTGAAAAATTAGGCTTATCAAAGTTAGCTCTATCTGGCTTAATAATTCAGTGAAAGGGAAGCACCGATTTTCACAAACTAGTACTTCCATGAAAACAAATCAATTATTATGAATAAAAAAACTAGTCACCACAATACAATCCACATCCGTAGCCCATTGTACGACTAATACGGTCCTGGTACTCATTATAAGAGATACCCTCTTTGCGTGCTGCTATCTCGGCTTTCATGCGTTCCGCTTTGGCTTCCGCTTCTCTTCTGATCCGGTCGGCTTCGATTTGTGCACGAAAAAGAACCGAACTAATAGCGGCCTGCTCTCTTTTCTCACGTGCCTTTTCTTCATGTACTTTTTCTTCCTCTTCGATTGCTTTGCATTTTTCTGCTATGGACTTTTCCCATTTTGCTGTTTTCCAAGATTTACGAAGTGCATCGGCAAATGTCGGGTACTTTGCATGAGCGTTTTTATACAGGTTGTGAGCTCTCGTCATTATCTTGCTTAAATCGTATCTTTTCATATTTCGTGATTATTAATGTTACTTTGATGGCGCAAATGTAACTCTTATTATCACATTTGCAAAATAGAAATTGTATAAAATTTGATATTTAACGTTACTTAACCGAGTGAATGTGATAATATGCGTTTCATGTGAGTATATTTGCAACTGTAACATTTAATATCACATAATTATGAAACTATCAGTAAAAGAGGTATGTAAGGAAAAAGGGCTTACAATTCAAGACCTTGCCGATAAAATGGAAATGAAAAGAGAAAGTTTAAGCCGGGCTATCAATGGAAATCCAACGCTTGAAACACTGGAAAGGATTGCCAATGCTTTAGAGGTTGATATTACAGAGCTGTTTGCACCTTCTTCTTCCGATGGTATTATTGGAGTAATCCGCATAAGAGATACCAATTACAATATAAATAGTGTACCGGATTTATCTCGGTTACTGGATAGAATAGAAAGTGGGGAAATCGTTTTATAATATCAAAGTAGAATAGTCATGAATGAAGATTTAAAACAGTTGTTAGATAAAGCTGACACACTCAAAGAAGAGTTATCCGCTTTACGTCCATTACCGGAAGATGCGTTGCAAAAGATACAGGACGCCTTAGATATAGAATACACTTACGAAAGTAACCGAATCGAAGGTAATACCCTTACATTGCAGGAAACCGCCTTAGTGGTAAATGAAGGCGTTACCATATCCGGCAAGTCTATGCGTGAACATTTGGAAGCTATCAATCATAGCGAAGCTATTGATTATATCAAAGATATAGCGAAGAAGGATATAGAGATAAGCGAACGCACTATCAAAGAAATACATGCTCTTATCTTGCATGGAATAGATCGTGAAAATGCCGGGCGGTATCGCACCGTTCCCGTTATGATTTCCGGTAGTACCCACATGCCGCCACAACCTTATCTAATACAGAAGCAAATGGAGGATTTTATGATAAAGTTCCGGCAGATGGAGGAAGAAAAAGTACATCCGGTACTTATAGCTGCATATCTCCATGATGAACTTGTACGCATTCATCCGTTTATCGATGGAAACGGGCGAACGTCACGTTTATTGATGAATCTTTATCTTTTACGGAGTGGGTATACATTGGTTACTTTAAAAGGTAGCAATGAGGATAAAATAAGTTATTATAAAGCACTGGAAGAATCTCATACAGAGAATAAGCCGGAAGCCTTTCAAAAGCTTGTTATTGAGGCCGAAATAGCCTCTTTACAAAGATATTTATCTATAATGCAATAGAGTATGAATACCAATGAAATAGATAAGTTGAGCCTTGCAAAAGCTCATGCTTTATTTGAGACTGGAGATGTAGATCGCATCGAGGTAGGGACAGTAAAAGGACTATGTGACATACATCACTATTTGTTTGATGGGCTATATAACTTTGCCGGAAAGGTGCGTGCTATGAATATAGCAAAGGGGAACTTTCGTTTTGCCAACTGCATGTATCTTGATGTGATGCTCCCGGTAATAGAGAAGATGCCGGAAACGACATTTGAGGAAATTATTGCTAAATATGTGGAGATGAACATCGCTCATCCGTTTATGGAAGGGAACGGCCGTACTATGCGTATTTGGCTTGATATGATTCTAAAGAAACGTCTTGGCATGGTGATTGATTGGCAGAATGTGGACAAGGTTCTCTATTTGCAAGCTATGGAAAGAAGTCCGATTAACGACCTGGAACTGCGAACTTTGTTACATCAAGGATTAACCAACCGGGTAGATGATAGAGAAGTTATATTTAAAGGTATTACGCAATCTTATTATTATGAGGGTTACGAACCAGAATAATGAAGAGGTTAGTAATCCATTTTGTTCTTTATTGTGGAAAGGACATCAATGTAAAAGCAAATCAAATATGAATAAGAATATCAATCTTAAGTATTCAGTCAAAGGATTTTCAGATGCAAAAGCAACTGAATATTTGGAAGAACTAAGAAATAGGATTGTAGTCAATGATTATACAAGATCCCTCATATTTATCAAATATGGTAAACTGAATGTATTAAATGGACTCAAACCTATAATATCAGAAATATGTGATTGTCTGATAATTGGTAATGCACAAGCTGCTATAACTCTAACAAATCACCTATTTGAGAATAGTTTGAAACAAACATTGATAACATGGGATTCACAGGGTAGACGATTTAATGATTCTGAGAGGATAGATGAAACATTCAAACAAGAAGTTGAGGACTATGATAATAGGGATATTGAACCTAATATTAAGAGGTGTAAAAGTAAAGGTTTGATAACCAAAGATGAAGCTGAAAGATTGATAAAGCTAAAAAATATATACCGAAATACCTTTTCTCATGCTTCTTATTCAAAACTATTTAAAGAATCTTCTACTGTTATATACTCTGGTAGCTTGAATGAACCAACAAAAATAAAAGAAGAAATTGTAGATGTCTCCAAAGTTCCATTTTTATATTTATTGGCTCAAGAGCAATTTGCAAAGAAAAATGCTTTGATTTATTTTCTAGAAGTATATGAGTTCATAGATAAAATGGATAAAAAATTATTGGATTTATATCCAGAAGTGAAAGAACTTGTTTTGCAACGGGAAAATCAGCTTTGATTCCCGACAAAATAATTGTAAATATATATTAAACATACCCCGTTCCTTGATTGGTTCGGGGCTTTTGTTTATACTTAGTCACTGAAAATTATAATCTATATTCATCATTCAGATGTTTCATAACCCTTTTTATTGTTGAGGCTGATAGCTTATGCTTGTTTGAAAGAAAAGTCCTGATTTCGGTTTCTTTTCGTCCTTCTGCAAGCATATCTCTATACTCATAGAACATATCAAGATACATAATATCATCTGCGCTCACTCCGTTTCTGTTCATTGTAGCAAGCAGGAAGCGGCTTGATGCTAACACTTCATATACTTTCATCTGCTTTTGGGGTATAAGATAAGAAATCAAAGCCTTTAAACTCTTTACTGTTGATGGTATGAGTTACCTTTTGTTTATCAGAAAGACCTATAATTCGGGAAACTATATTGGGATTAAACGCACCAACAATAGCACCTTCTAATTGTTGTGTCCTGATGACATTCTCTATGCGTGTAATGACTACGGAAAAATCTTCATGACTACCTTTTTTAAAATCGTTCCAAAAGGACTTACTAACATCTAAATAAGCCATTAACCCGGTCAGAGAGTAAGGACGTTGTGTAGGGTTTTCTTCTTTTTCCTTTATTTCTCCTTTCGTTTTATTCTTGATTACTTTCCATGGAGTCCTGTCACAATAGGCAAAATACTCACAGGCTGCTTCCCACAACTGTTCAGGAGAAGCAAAACGCTTGCTTCTCCCATGCTTATTTCTCAACTTCCAAAATTGGTTTCCTTTAGGTGCAGACATAACTAATGTTCTTTTAATTGTTTGATTAAATCCGCTTCTTCCTGGTTCTTGACTACAACGGTCAATCCTGTAGAAACTTCTCCTGAATGCTCGGTGTTCTGTTTGTTCTTCCATCTATCAGGAGCAAGGTTTGTAAGAAGGAATATACCAGCTCCCACATTAGGCTCAACACGGACATTTTTTCTTACTTCCTTTTTCAACTTCTTTTTCTTGCCTTCCATATAGTATTCGGAAGAAACCTGTTCGTATTCATACCCAATGGCAGACCTTGCAAGGGAAGAAACAACATTGCGTTCTAACCCGTTTTTGAAATCTTCTTTCGCTTTTTTTATAGCAGTTCCGAAAGTTTCATTTTCCATCCATCGGTAATAGGTACTCTTTCCGATTCCCATTACATTACAAAAATCAATAAGCTTTGTACCACCATAATCTATAAGCCCGTTCTCACATACCCAGTCAACACACTTTTGAATTATCTGTTCATTAAATTTTGCCATATCTTCAATAGTCTTTTATATTTAGTCATTAAATTACAAATCTCCTAGATGATCCAGAGCTTCGTCCGGTATTTCCATATTTATAGCCTCCTCCATAGAGATGGAATGTCCCAAATACTCTTCTAAAAGCATTTTTCTAGTTTGATTGGCCTGTTCGGTAATGCTCCGAATCTTTTCTTCTACATTTTCTTCCATGTCATTATAATTTTAAAAGTTTGCACTCGCATATATCATTCTCATTAGTCTTTATCTCTATGATAGCCAAATAACAGCCATATTGTGCTAGATAAACCGGTACATCCATCTCTAAATCTCGTAACTCGATACTGTTGAGACGGATATACTCGGTCACTACCTTTGCATCATTGATTAGTCCTTTGTACGTCTGGTAGTTATTTGCAATTAAGGTAGTCCATTCTAGCCCTTTGAATACTCCTTTTGTACCGTCAAGAAGCAATATTCGGGGATTTGTTTTATTGTATTGTAACTCCCCGTTTTCGTTGTAGGAATACATAGGGATATAAGCTACTCCATTCTTTGTATCGCAAGCGGAGAAAGGCAGTTTAATAGCATCACGTTCGTAATCTATCGTGGCATCATTGACCTGTATATTTCCATCGTAATCCCCTTTTACCTTATCATCTTCTTTATACCGGAATCTGTTATTTTGAGCTATATTGTCAAGAGTATATTTAAGGCTTCGTGGTGTTACACTCCTATAAGCCATAATAACACGGTTAGTCCAATCTACAGCTTTAGATTTGTTTGCAGACAGATTATCGAAGGGAATAAACTTGATTCCATTTACGCCATCCGGTAAGGCAAACAGACCAACCATTGAGGCAATGGCCTTGATAAAGTCTATTTGTTTAACATCAGGAAGATTGGGAACTAAGGGAAGTTTCTCTCCAAAAAGAACTTCACCTCTAGCTGATAATGTAAGATTCAAATCGGTATATTGAGATGCCGTAGTAGTTGTATCATTCGTGTTTAACACAAAGAATAATGTATCTTCTTGTTTTAGTGATACTGTTGCATCAATGTTAAATCCTGCATTATATTGCTTATTGCCAATTTCCTGAAATGATGTCGGCTTTATAGAATGCACGAGAGATTCATTAACCCGTATTTCCAAATATACTTTATCGATATTACTTGGATTGTACGCCATTGTAAATGTTGTAAGAACAATCCCCTTTACTTTAGTATTTACTGAATCATGGGAAGATGAAAAACCTCTAGTTGTTAATGTTCTAAAAGGTGATACAGAAGATTGATATGTAAATTCCCTTATATTTCCGTACTTAAGTTGAGTACTATCTCCATTGAATTTGATATTAAGACCTATATTTCCGGATAATTGGGTACTTCCTCCTGTTAATTGTTCCCTGGATACTCCATCTCCTGTAAAATTGATTCTATATTTGTCATACAATTTTTGTGAATCATTCCTTGTCAAAAGAGGAATAATCATTCTGTTTATAACAGTAAGTTTTTCAGAAGGAAAATTAAACGTCACTCCGCTTTGCTCCTGAATCTTGTCTAAAATCCATTTCACAGTAACTACAGGATGATACCACACGTTCGGATCACCGGAATTGAATCCGTAATCAATAAGAGGAAACTGTACAGAATTGCTTCCTTTATTATTCCACACTACCCAATCTACTCCCTCTTCTGTTCCATATTCCAAATCCGTTAGCTTCTTACCATCGTTTACCACACCAGCGAAGTTAGTGACATTACCCCAAGTTAAAGCTATCTCTATAAATTCTCCGGTTTCAAGTAATACTACAATTGCATCTTTGATTATCTCAATACCATTTCGCAATAATGTACCTTTATGTTTTAGATAAGGATAACGGCTCGTTGAGCTCGGCATGTGAGAACACTCAATCAAAGCAAGATTTCTCGCTGTTTTCGGTAGCTTGATAGTATAGCTGCTATTACTTACGATCTTACTAATATCGGTTAGCAAATTACTTTTATAACTCAAAGTAATATCCGTTTTACCTAGATCAACCTTTGTATTATTGATGTATAATTCGTCTCTTATCATAATCATATTTTTATTTATGCCGGGTAGATCGTCCGAAGCAGACCTACCCGGTATTGGGTTATACAATCTTTGCCAGTGCGGAAATGAGTTTTTCCAGTTCTTCCCCTTCAATGGAAAAGCCGGGTTCCTCTCCGCTATCTTCCCTTGCTTGTCTGGCCTCATCGCTTTCATCAATAGTGATAACTGCGAGATTGGCTGGTGTTTCGTCCGGGTTTATTCCTCTGTATACCGTAATCTTGTCCACGAAAGATTCCGCTTTAAGGTCTATCCCGGATTTTGGCAGTTCTTCACTACCTAATTTTAGCAACTGAATCCCTAGTTTACGGGCTTCTTCCGCATTTAGATGTACGGTGTTCTCTTCCGTTATGGATTCCCCGTTTACTGTTTTAGTGATAAGGACCTCGTTGTTATCACCTCTTCTCACATAAAGATGTTTTTCACTGTCTTTTCTTACTCCGAAAAATGTTTCTTGTTTCATGATTTTAAAAATTAAATTGATTAATAATTTATTTAGTTGAGCAATGCTCTCTTAATTGCCTTTATTTAGTATCCTGTTTACGTCTAAGCGATTTTCTCGTTTCAGATGATAGATTATTCATTCAAGAAAAGAAAATGCCTAATTCGCAAACCCTTTTTTATTTATATTCCTGTTGCATGTACTTTTGTATTTTCCTCTGGGCGTTCTCGCCATCCCTGATACACCAAGCTGTGTCGCCAAATTGCGATGTACTGGGATAGGATTCATAAACATTCCCGTTGTCGTCCTTCTCCAGATTTGACCGGAATACCTCAAAATATACAATCCCTTCCGGGGTGGTTCTTCGGTAACAGTACATTCGGTTGCTTTCATTTTTAGATACCAATTCGAAAGAATCACCGTACTTTTTAAATTTGTCCTTTAATAGTGGACGTTTTATGTTCTTTAATCTTTCCATATTCAAATAATGTTTTTGTATTAACTACTTTCTCCGCAAAGATGAACATCTTATTATCTCACAAAAGAAAACGGCTTAAATCGCTTTATTTGGGCTGAATATATTTTTTTGCTCGTTTATCTCTTCCAGACCAAACTCTACTCTCGGATTCCGGCGGTCTATCCGCTTCTCCGCATGAATCTCAAAACAAAGGCTGTCGTTTGTAATTGCCTCAACCATTTGCAAGCAGTCAAGAATCGTTTTTAGAGCATTATCCAAGTCGAAGCGAATATTCCCATGCCAAACACGAATAAATAGCTTGAAACGACCGGAAATGCGTTTTCCTCGATACTTCTTGCATTGTAGGCAGAAGGATTTCTCATACTCCCTGATCCGGTCGTTTTTGATGATCCGTTTCTGACCGTCTTTGCCCGGTACGGCTTGATAGTTATTTGCTTTCGCTATCACTTGCCCGTATATTATTTCTATTTCCATACTCAAACGTTATATGTTATTTGCCGGGAAACTCCTATCTCTTTGGCATAAGCCATTATTTCACCAATATTCATACCTTTCTGTGTATGCCGTTCCCGAAGAAGAACGTCCGCCACGTCCCAGTTATCCGGTAATCCTTCACATATCCGGCTAACTGTTACATCTATTCCGGCGCTGTGCAATATTTCGGCTTTTTCTTCCCATTTTGCCAACATTCCACTATCAGGATATAAAACTACTCTTTTGCCTGATAACGGCTTGAAAACGGCTGTTTCCGTCCATTTGCATCCGTTACAGCCTCCCGTTGCTATCCAAGTGATTTCGGGCATCAAAATAGAGCATATAAGGGCTGATTTCTCACTTTCAACAATTCCTATCCGGTATGAGGCTTTTATTAAATGGCAACCGAAGAATGTTTGCTGAAGATTAGCCTCATAGTTTTTGAGAAGCGTTTTCCCGGCAAACCAAATCTTATCCATCGGTCGAGTATCTGGAATATACTTTTGCGCTTTATCGCTCCACATCTCCGCCCGGTCTTGTTTTTTCATCCGTTTTCCCGTATTGGGATTATAAGCCATAACCTTTAGTTGGCATAATTTGCCTTTTTCGTTAATCTGTGGAAAGGTTGTAGATAATCCGTCACTGTTTCTCCAGTGGCGAGACGTCCCGACATGGTAGAGATCAAACACCCGGTTTGCCTCAACATCTCCGAACTCTTTAGACATAAACCGGAATAGATTGTTTCTGTCTCGGTGTGTATCTGTTGCCAACAACGAAGAAGGTAGATAAGATACGGGAATTGCTTTAGGTGGTTCCGGCTGTTTCCATGTGGTAAACTCATTTCGTTTATCGGCCGGGTGTGCCTTGAAATATTCCGAAGGTGTCAGATGATAGCCGCAACGTTCCCGGTTGCAACGTCCGCACGATTCATCAATAGGAACATTCCTTTCATCAACATAATAAGTAAATTCTCCTTTATGTCCGCATTGCGGGCAGGTGTGGCGGGTACTCGTTCCTGCGTATTTTTGTAGGTGATATGTATGTTCACTCATAAATCAAAATCTTTAAATTTTATAGCACCGTATTAATAACCGTATTTTTACCGTATTTTTGCCGTATACCGTATTAACCGTATTCACCCCCTTCTATAGAAGGGGTGATGAGTACGGTAGAAAAGTACGGTACGGTAACGGTTATTAAAATGGTAGTGTATCATTAGCTTTTTCAATCTTTGGCAGGTAATAACAGCCTACCTGATTTTTGATAATATATCCATTCTCTACCGCTTTCGTAACATTCTTTTCTGCCGCTCTTTCTTTCACTCCAAGATGTAGCATTAGTTTCTGTCTTAAATCCGAATAGGTTATAGTTGCCGGATATTGAGGCATGATACTTGATAAAGTCTGTTGTAGTTTATCCGTTTTTGCTTCAATGGGTATGTATTCAGCTTCAACGGGAAGCCCTTCCAAAACCATAAATGCAAAGTCCATCGGTCGCATATCTCTAGTTTTAGCCCATTTGCATAACGTTACATCTCCTTTAGCCTCCGCAAAAATCGCTGTTTCGCACTTCCGCAAAGCCTCCGATCCAAGATGTCCCCGGGCTTTTTCACTTCCTACATTGGCGTGAATGACTGTCAGAACGTGGCAATCATATTCCTTTGTAAAAGCCATCAAATCATTAATTACAGACGTTGATTGCTCCGAACTGTTAGGGTCGGCTATTAGATCACTAACTCCATCAAGAACGACAAAATCAGGATGATATAGATTCATGCACGCATAAAAGATTTTATGTCTTATTGGCGGCTGATACTCTCTCAACATGTGAATAATGATATTATCTGAATTGATGTTAGTTGGAAGCCCTGCAATGCGGTGTAGTCTCCGGCCAATCTTCGCCACGTGTCCCGGTGCTTGCTCCGTATCAATCCAAAGCAACCTCCCTGATCCGTTCGGGTTGTCTAATCCCATACACCCGTTTTCATTCAGGAACGCTCCGGCAATACCAGAACATAGAAAACTCTTTCTTGCACCGGGTAAACCAATAACGAAAGAAAAATTTCCCCGGGTACATACAGGTAGGTTTCCTTTTGATACGAGCATTTGCGGATCGGGTATATTTTGTGATAAGTCCAGGCGGCTACATTGAATAGCATCCATTATATCGGATGGAATCTCAATCACAGGCTTTTCAAATTCGCTAACAATCTGTTTTATTGCTTCACTCATTGCCATTAACCTCCCAATCAATAGACATTTGCCGTTTGTCCGGTTCTAACCAGTATAGTTTTCTTCTATCGTCCAAGCGAACGTCTTTAATATCCCAGCCTTCATCATTACGGAGGGTGGAGATTACACGTCTGGCATCATTCGAATTTGTTTCAGCGTTGATTTCTTTTGCCGTTACTTTCCGGCCAGATAAGAAAATAGATCGTACCTGTTGAATTATTCGAGATGATTTGTTATCTTTGCTCCTGTTGTTGAGGAGATTGGCGGTCGTGGAGGCTGCCTTTTTCTTTTCTATCATAGTCATGCCCTCCGATATTTGAATATGACCTGTTTTTTTACTGCCTCGTCGATAGCATCTGCTTCATACAGGATTCTACTACCTACACGTTTGGAGATAAGAAGTCCGTCTTTTGTTAGCCTTGCCAATGTAGGTAAAGTAACATGAAGTAAATCCGCAGTTTCTTTACGGGTATAAAACTTAGGTTCTTTTTTGTAGTTACAGACAATATTCTTTCTGAAACTCTATCTACAATCACATCTACAAATGGATCAAAGAAACTCATAATTATAGCTTGCTGGGTTGCATTTAATTCTTTCATAACTTATACTTTTAAATTGTTATGAAGGCAGGGTGTGCACGTCCTAATCTTCAACTGCAAAGTTAGATTGGTGTAACTGTGGCGCAACTGAGGTGCAACAAGGGTAATCTTTACTTATGGACAAAAAAATAACGCATTAATACATTTGTGTATCAGTGCGTTATAAACTCTAAGAGAAAAAAGACTGAGGTGTAACTGTGGGATGTCTATTGTTCTTTCTTTATTATTTCTTGTATCTTCTCTTTATTTAGTTTGTTTTTGATGTATTCAGCGACATTTGCACCACTACAACTTTTAGGTTTGACTTCTATGCTATTTGCAGCCTTTTCATACCAAATATTTCCCATACAAATGGAAAGGCAACTAATCATCCATTTTATTTTTGCTTTATTCCCTTTGATAGTGCCATAGATGGACGAAAAATCAGCATGTTCCACTAATGTACTGAATTGCGTCTTTGATAACGAAAAAGCATCTTCGTTTAGCGCTTTGAAAATATATGAAATCGCCGATTCATTGATAATTTTATAAAATGCGTTGGAATTGTTTTTATTCTCTTTTTGAGGAATAGCGTTTACTTCTGTTTTTATCTCCTGTTTTTGTGCCTCAAGCAAATTTATATTTGTTTGTTGATGGATATTTTTATTATTCAAGTGTTGTAGTGTCTGAATATATTCTTTTTTCCCTGTTAGAAAACGTTTTGTTTTTAAATACTTCTCTTTATTATTTGTTTCAAAACTTAAGATGAAAGTTATTTGAGCAATAACGAAGTCTATAATCAAAACTTGAATAGAAGGTGTTATCATCTCTATGAGACAGGCAACCATACTCAATCTAAAATCTGCTGTTATGTTCTGGAAATTTATATTGTCTATTGTTACTAAGCCATTATTAATAATTGATGCTACATCACTCATTAATAGCTTATTTGTATTTACTAATATCAACAACTCATCCTCTGTTACCTTTCTACCATTTATTTTGATTTCCATATCAGAGTTCTTTTATTTTACTATTCGTAATTTCGTGAAATAATTCTCTTTAGCTGCCAGCATACTCTTTTCTGATTCATCCAGTTTTAAGTACGTCTTTAGCTGCTGCTCACTGCTGTGTCCGGTTATCGCCATTATAGAACTTAATGAAGCCCCAGCTTTATACATATTGGTTGCTAAACTTCTCCGGCAGGTGTGAGTTTTAAGAAGGTCGCAGAAACGTTTTTTAGCGGTATACTCCATCGCTCCCCGTTGTTCGTCAAACTCTACTATTTCCGTCCATCCTAAAGCCTCTCCAATCTCTTTGATATGGTCGTTTATTTTTTGGTCATAGACTTTGGGTAGTGTACCGTTATATTTGTCAAGGATAGCAGCGACCCGATAATCAAGAGGAATATAAACGATATTTCCGGTCTTTTCCTGTTTAAGTTTGATGTACTTATTGCCATCGGTAAGGGTAACTATCATTTTTGAATTGATGCGCTTATAATCACTTACTCGTTGCCCGGTCAGACAGCCGACTACAAACACATCTTTTATCTTTTCCCATGCCGGACGATTGGATAAATCGTACTCATAAAGTTCCTGTATTCGTTCTTCAGTCAAATAGACATTATCAACATCTTTATAGATCACATCAAAACCAAACCGGACGTTTGCCGCATCCATTAGTTTAAGCTGTTCGGCTGCATAACATATCGTTTTGCATATCTTCACCATCCGAGCGATAGTATTAGGGGAATATTCCTTATCTGTGAGGAATGATCGGAAGTCATTATAAAACTCTATTGTCAGGTCCTCAAAATCAATAACCTTTAGTTTTGTTTCCTGATACGCTTTAAACTGGGATTGAAAGCCTTTGTAGCTCTTGATTGTTCCAAGAGATATATTTGTGGTTCCTCCTTTCTTTTTCCGTTTTCCGGTTTCGCATTCGTGAATGAATTGTGCTATGAAGTCGTTGAAGTTGGTAGCTTGTTCTTCTTCCAGAGCTTTAGCTTCGGCTTCTGCTCGTTCTTTTTCGGTTGCTATCTGTTCAGCATATACTATCTCATAGATACGTTTATTTACAAGCTCATTAGTAACGTTTGTATCCGAATCAAGGATATTATTTAGAGTTTTCTCTATCAAGTCCAGTTTATTAAAAAAATCTTTATTGTTTTTATCATTCCTGTAGTTTTTCCTTTTTATTGCTGATTCTTGGGACTTTTCCCATGCTGATACATCAACTTCTAGCAAGGTTGAGGTTTTGATGTCTATATCCTTAGCTTTGCTTCTGATACGGGCAAATAGAGTGGCTATCTTTGCCTTCTTGTTTCGGATAAAAAAAGATACTGCCAT